AAGAGTAAAGTGGGTACTTTGAGGATTGCGCGTCTCTGAGCAAACTGGGGATTCGCGTCTTTGTCTAGCTTCCCGAAGGAGACAGACCCGTCAAACTCTTCCGCCAGCTCATCAACAGTCCTGCAGAACGGCGGACACAATTTGCACCAGTCCGCGTAGCAGGTGATTCCTACCAACCGGTTCGACTGGATAAAAGTGTCTACCGACTGGTCGTCTAGCTTTGCTGGAATAGTCAACTTAACCATCTAAAGCCTTAAATAATGTGAGTCACACACTAAGAACGTGACCGATATGAGCGATGAAGGCGAACTTAAAAAACAGCTAAAACAAACTTTTATTGAGGAAGTAGGTACTACTGACAAAGGTTATCTTGCTACCGTTCTAAAGCCTATTGATGATGCACTCGAAGAATTTCCTAAGTTAATTATGGAAATAGAGGCTTTAGATTTTAATCAAGCTAACTATGTCGATTTTGCTGTTGAAGTAGGAAAGTGGAAATCGAAGTGGTTGGTTGGTTCTAAATGAAACATCTGCGTTTAACCTTTCGAGATACCGAATTTGAAAAGCTGAAGCAAGCTAAGGGCAATAACACATGGCATGATTATGTTATGACGTTGAAAGACTATGTTCAAGTGATACCGCCTATGGGTGTATTGGAAATTCCTGCGGTATGCCCTAAATGCGGATATAAGATGCGTATTGATTCTGAGCTACTGAAATAGCCATCTTGCCGAGTCCCGCACCTTCTGATAATGCAGCAGCAGATCCTCAATAGACTGTTCTTGGCTAGCTGGTTTAGGCAGCTGTTCGCCCTTGATAACATTGAGTACATCCTGTCCGTATCGTTTCTTAAGCCGATAACTAGCTCGGACCAAGCCGACCCGTTTGATTTCCGCGCAGATGTCACACTTATTAGCCGCTATAACCTCGTCTAATCCCATCGCTTTATGGCCGCCAATCCATTCCTCAGCCTTCTCCATGGTCCATCCTTTCTCGGTGCTAAACAAGTATGCGCTTATCACTTTGTCTTCGCCGCAAATCACAGCTTGGATACCTTGGTCTTCGCTAATCGAAACCGTTGAGGGAGCGTCACACTGTGCGCCCAACGGAATCCTAATCATGTCTTCGGCATCCTCTGTTTTCCGTTTAATCGTGGCACAATAAGCTTCAGGGTCACTTTTGTCTTGGTTTTTGGATATACAATCCTCAAAACTTTCATATTGGGCGAAAGGGTCAAGGCCCACCTTAGTGTTTACCACCGAGTCTACTGCTATCCCGCAGATAGGACCAGGACATCTGCCCTCCGGAATCGGCGCGGCCACATGGTCAATGAAAATGTTGCGCTGAACAAAATCGTATGGCTGCTCGTTCCATTTGCCCGGCGTCAAATCCTCCTCATAAGTAAACCCTATCGAAACGTCTTTAAGGTCGCCGCTTCGGATCTGGCTTATCACCGATTCGGGAACACGATCTTTGAACCATTTGATTTTTGCGCGGATTCCTTTTCTCATAGGTCGCTTGGTTTTAGGCTCTAACAGGTCTTTAGCGAATCGGGGCTCTTCGATGCGTCCGTAGATGTCGCTGGCCTTCTGCAGCAGCGCGGTGTCAGGATGCTTCAATATAGTTACCCAGCGACCATCCGCGGTCCAAGCGGTTTTCTCCAGTTCAACCGCAGGCTTATACGCCCAGCCATTCTCGTATTTATGCACTATCTCCGACGCGATAATCGCAGGCATCACTAAGAACCGGTCGTCATCCAATAGAATCTTCATATCTAACGTAGCCCGGTCAAACCCTACTTTACGTTCACCCATTTCATTTTACCCTCAAACGATCAAGACCTCTGATTTTGACTTCTTCAATCGTCTTCTTTCCTTTATATCGTAACGGAGTCTCCCGTCGGAGTCGGCAACGACAATTCGGATGCATCATACCGTCGCCCCCGGCATCGGGACCACCAATCGTATATGCGTCTAGAATAATCATGGTGGCAGCCAGCCAACCAGCAACTTCTTGTCTAAGATGGGTGCCGTGAAACGGGCTCATAGCCTGTAAGCTGGAACATACTTTGCAGCGGCGGTTATCATCGACCGATGAGTATGCCCAGCGGTCGTGAAGCCCAAAAAAGACAAGATGCTTCAGATTTTCCGGGATACGGCTAAGTGCATCCTTAGCTGCCCTGATTATCCTGATTGCTTGAAGCGCCTGCATAGTTTGGTTCTTCCCGCATTTCGCCCCGTGTCAAGTGCTCCCATCGTTCCCTTCGTTGAAGCGTTTTGTATGCTTCATGGTCTGGAAGTTTGAATCCGCATCCAAGACATAACGTGAAGTTTCTCCATCCTCTAGCCTCGTTGCAGTTGGGACAGACATGAACCATTCTTACGCAATAGTCTCTAATGTAGCCTTTCCCCGCTATTTCTCGGATTGATACAAGATCAGCTATTTCTTCATCCGTTAAGTTATACGGTCTCCAATCATCGCTCATCACTCGGTTCACCTTGACCTGCATGTTGAATCACCGTAAACTTCTGGTCGCCTTCTTCTCCGCCGAAAGGCTTCTGCTCTCCAAACACCGGCTGAGCCGCCTGCATCTCCGCCTTCTGCTCCTCAGTCAACGGGTCAAGCTCATTCAACGCGCGCACCTCGTCCTTAGTCATGTATTTCAGCCGAACCTCATTCGCCTGCTCCTTCAGCAGCTCCGCCTGCCGCGTATCCAGCTCAGACAATTCAAACGCAGACACCCATTCAATCTCATACTTGAACGGTTCGGGCTTGGGCAACTGGTCTGTTTTAAGCCACCGCTTAACCTTGTCTTTCAGGCTGTCCGCGTCTACCTTTCTCTGGCCGCCCACAACTATCTGCCTTGACTCCACTAGCTTGTCAATAATCCATCTGACGGTTGATTCCAGAGTAGCCTGTATCCGGCTAATCACCTTATAGTATTCCTGCTGGTTCAGCTCAGAACCCACAACCGCACCCGCCTGAGCCCCCACCAGCTTCGGCTGCGGAACCCCACTGCCCTTCGCTATCTGCTCATCATTCGTGTGAAAAAACGCGGTTGGGTCTAGGGCCCGTCCGGCTGCGCCTTCAAACTTAAAGTCCATCGTGTCCTTAGCAATCAAAATGTATGTGCGGGCCATGATATTAGCGAATGCTCCGCTGTCCGCCCATGTTTCGAGCTGCTCCGGCGTAGTGCCCGGCGGGAAGGAAATAACGGGAAAGCCGCCTCCCGTCCGGTACATCCACTGAGCCGCACCCCACCTGATATTTCGTCCACAGCACAGGTCATCCCAGATCGGGTCTAACACTGATTTGCCGCTGGACCGTGTTTGAATCAGACAGCATCGGCTGTGATGAACATAGAGGTAGCTGCCCTCCCCCCGATAGACTTTATAGATTTCGGGCTGCATATACCGGCTGCTGTTAGGGTCTGCGTCGGACGTCCACACTTGCACTTTGGTCTTGGGATAAGGAGACAACTGTAGCAGGCTGCTGCCTGGCACTACCGGGTTCATAAGTTCCCGCACATCAGAAACGTCGGTGAAGCTGCCGATTAGCAGGCTCCAACCGTAGATGCGTTCATACTCTACTGCTTCTGTGAGCTTCTGTTTAGCTTCTAAGCCGGTTAATGCTTTCTGGACAGCCTGGTCTATCTGAGGGTCTCCGCCTTCGCTGGTCGGATCGTCAATCACAAACCATTTGTCAAACACGTCGGCTGCCATGCTGACGGTCAAGAAATAGGCGACGGGCTCCCGTTCAGAAGCGAACTTGCGGTCTGCATCGGTAATTGTGTCTCCGAACCCTGCGCCCAATTCAGTCGATGCTTGAGGCACTCGAATACTGCTGCCTTCTTCAGCGTCAGCACTATCCAACGCTAGAGGATGAACTATTAAGCCGCCGTCCTTAGTTGTCTTCAAACCTTTAGGAAGCTCAGGCATAAACCAAGTTCTCCACAATTATCGGCAGTTACACACTTAAACAGTTCAGGAATATTTCGCCACGTAATCTGAGAATTTGTACCGCAAGAATGCACAATACCAATATGATATTCTGCGCCACACCGTAGACATTTAATCATATGAAGAGGATTTCGACAACCAGTATGACAATCCATATTTTCCATTTCACCGTAATAGCCATGCAGGCTGAGGCACACCGACAAGCTGTTTCACCACCAGTTCCGTCGCGTCAAGAGCGTCGTCGTGGGCTCCTTTTGGAAACTGTACCCACTCAAGCCAGAACTCACCCCGATTCAGCAATAAAGGATTCACGAGGACACGTTTAGACTCAAAGTGGCTGCTCATAGGGATAAACCGGCTTTCTTTGTCGCGGACAGTCTGCACGGGCACTATGGGCAGTCCGCGGAGTTCGGGGAGATAGGTGAGAATCTTCTGCCAGAAATTAGTTTCCATATAGATTTTAGCATATTTGTATTGGCTGTGAAGCTGCGGAATCTTATGCTTCAGTATGTCGGGAAAGGGCATGTGTTCCGCCCAGACATCAACCAGATAAAGCTGGTTGGCTCGTCGGTCATGCGCTACTGTGGCAAACCCGAAATAGTCACGTTCGCCCAAGCTTGGGTCGACGCCGGCGTAGTAGGTGCAGGTTGGGGGAGGGGGGCCCGTCCAAGGATGCAGCCATTCCGCTTTTAGAAGGTCGCCTTCCATGCCTGTCGGGTCGTTCTGGTATTGACAGTTGAAGATGATGGTGCCGATTTGTCTGCGTCTTTCTTCCAGTTTGGGTAGAGGCCAGTATTCCGGCCACAGGGCGGAGCCGTCTTTCTGAATTGCCTGTTTAACTTGGCTAGGCCAGTTTTCAAGAAACCGGGCGTAGATGTCGGCGTAGTGCCAGCGGGTGCCGATAACTATGATGCCGCCCCAAGGATACAGTGTCGGATAAAGGATCTTGTCGAACCAAGTCTGCACCTTTTCGAGTTGCAGTTGGGTGCGGACGTTTTCTTCGTCTATGATGTCGTCGCAGATTACCAGGTCGGATCTGCCGCCCGTGATGGGACCCATAAGCCCGGTTGCTTTTATCGTAGGGTTCTTGCTGATTTCGTTGCGGTCTACGATGATTTGTTGGCTGGTCCATTTGCGGGGATGATGGGGCTTTAGCTCACCGAACACTTCAAGATAATGCTGATCTGACTCAAACCGGGTGATAAGCGCGGTTAAGATGGATTCCGCGAGGCTCGCGGTTTTAGATACTACGTTGATGTTGATGTCCGGGTATTTGCCGACCAGCCAGCTAACATAGTTCATGCTGGTGGTTTCGGTTTTCGCATGTCCACGGGGCCACTCAATATGATACTGTTTGAGGGCCCTTGGATGCCATTTGAGAGGGCTAAAATGGTCAGGGTTGTTTTCCGGCTGAAGAATCCTGTACCATTCACAGTGAAAGTCTGCGTTCTTATAGCCCAGATGCTCAGTGAAGGCTTCCAGCCCGGTCCTTTCGGGCAAGAATAGCAGCTGCTTTGGATAGGATCTCGTCTTCATCTTCGCTGACATTAAACGTTACTGTCTCCTCTATCTTCTCGTCAATCAGGATTTCCTCTCTGCTTTCATATCGCTGCGCCATCCCCACAGACAATAGTTTGATGATGCTGGTGTCAGTCATTTCTGGAAGTCGCTGGCTTACTCGTTTTGCTGCTCGGTGCCGGATGAGAGCTAGTCGCTCATCATAAGGTGGCATCCGCTCTACTATTTCGGCGATGTCCCTACGTATAGTGCGTTCAAGAACATGCCATTTCCGAGCGGTTTCTAGTTTGTTGAATGTGCCGTTTTGCAGGGCTTGTTCAATGTAGTCTTGGCGGGCTATTTTTTCTGCTTTGGTCTTTTTGGTCATTTTCGGTAGCTCATCGGTCTGTGTGTCCGAACACGATCATTATGGCTAAGATTAGAAGTATGGTGATCCAGTCAGCTAGACGCTGGAGAATGTTATGTTTCACTCTTCGGTTTGCCCCTCATCATTGGAAGACACAGATAGAGCAGGGTAACTGTTATGAGGGTGCCGAACACGAACATTAGAAACTCAGCGATCAACACGGACAAGCCACGCCTGTTCAGGCTTCAAGTAACATTCGTTACAACGATCACGCCGTCTCATCTCGCATTTCCTACGACGGTCGAACACGCAATAGCCGAGGACTTGCTTCATCTTAGCGGCTAACATACTCACCACTGTCCGTACTTCATTGTATGTATAACTACTGGTTTTCTTGGAGCTTGATAATGCCGGTTTATGCGAGGCTTGTATTGTTTAGGGTTGAATGTGGGGGTTAATTCAATTCCCGCATCTCTTCTCGGAATCTCCATAGAAAAGAAAGTAGGGAACGGCGGAGGCATAAACAGATATAGGGTGTCGTCTGCCGCGCTTGTCCATTCGATTAGTATCTCAGTGGTGGCCGCGCTATCTCCCAACATAATGTTTTCTTTTCCATGCTTTGTATGTGCAGATTATGGGGTAGGCGAGAATAAGCATGGCGAGGATGAATCCGGCGAGAGGCATCCTACGCTGTCACCTTCAAGGTTTCTAGTTTGTCAGGGATTGTGTCGGCTGTGGCAAACAGAAGCTCGAAAATGTGTTTGGTGGCTTCAATATACTCAAAGAGGGGGATAAGGAGGATGTGTCTTAGTTCTCCGTCTCTCCCTGCCATATCTACGACTTGTTCGCGGTGAATCAGAGCTACTATTTCTTGTGGTTTAAGCCAGTATGTGTCCTTGACAGCTTCGTACATGAGGAATTGGTAGTCGCTGTCGCTGATAGTGCTGTGTAGCATGGGAGATTTGAGAAGGGTTGCAGAGCCATCCGGTTTGGGGCTGGCCTTGAGAATCTGCTCGGTCATTAGATCATGGCCCCGAGATCGTTGACCAGCCTGATATATTCTTGTTCAGCATAGTCCGGACGCCATTTCACGTCTACCTTTGGGTCTGGGTCTTCAAAGGTATTTACGACATAGTTGTTCTGAATGTCTCTGCCCTGATCGTCTTTATGTAGCATTTTGGAGCCGTCTTTGTTGCGGCGGATTTCAAAGTAGCTGCGATAAAAGCTTACCATGTGTTGCTCGGCGAGAGGCTTCAGCAGCATACTTAACGCGGGATAGCCGTTGACCATGAAGCGATAGAGTCCGTTCTGGTCTCTGCCGTACACGTCCATTTCCTGTCCGATAGCAGTGTCTTTCACTTCGTCCCATTTGGTAAGCACAACAAAAATATGTTCAAGCTTTGGGCTGCGGGTACGCCGTTTATACTCTATGATTTGGCTGAGAATATGATATGTGTAGGCGTCAGCGTCAGCGCGGCTTGTGTCGCCTCGAAGCATAATTGCTTCGTTCGCAGGCAACGCAACGATAAAGCCTTGGCTATCGCGGATACGGCGAATCATAGACAAGTTGATTGATTGTGCCGCTCTTTTCAGCGGGTCGATGCCGGGGTTATAAGGGTCTATCCTGTCGCTGATTTCTCCTGCTATGTCACAGAGAGGTACATGCACGGCTTTCCGTTTTTTGAAAAATCCGGTGCTTCTTTCTGAAATAACTAGTCCTGCTTCATATGGATTTGCCGTGTAAGGATCTGTTTTCTTTGGGAAATGGCCCTGCCTCAGCTGGTTAGCGTCTACTAAGATTCGGGTGGATTGCGGTAGTACCCGCGCATAGAAGTTGGGAATCATTGCGCTCATGCTTTCGCAAGTTATCACTATGCCAGCGGCAATCGTAGACTTACCAGCGAGAACGGTGCCTAGCATACAGGTTTTCCTGTCGAAAAGTTCTTCATCGAGCTGTGTAAGGTCTGGCTCTTTATGTTTTGACGATCGAAACATAAACCGGTTTCGGGTAAGGCTTAGGCTTCCTGTTTCTGTTCTACCGGCACCGGCTGAGGAGCAGGCTGCGGAGCACCAGGCTGATAAACGTTTGGTGATTGCTGAGCCCACGGTGTTCCAGTAGTTGCAGGCTTGTGGATTCTAGGCCAGATAGTGTGCGCAAAGACTGCGTAGACGGTGGTGAAGAGGATGCCGCCGATTAGGAACCCATAGGTCTGATAGATCGGGCTATCTATGACTGCGTAGATGAAGGTGAGGATGCCGGTGCCGATGCCTCCTCCGACACCCGTTAAACCCTCGACTAAGACTTCTTTCTGGAAGAACGTCAGGTACAATAGCACAATAAGCGCGCCGATAATCAGTACAGATAAGACGCTTAGTTTTTTCATAACGGTTACACCTCCCGTACTATCTCGTTTTTTTACTTTGATGAATGGCTGCGTGAAGCTGAGAACCGAGAGGAATATGAGGACTGTGCTGGTTGTTATGTGATCCTGTGCTAGGGCGGAGAAGAATTGTGTGCCCTGTGTTTCTAAGTATATGCCAGACACGAAGATCCCGCCTAACGCTAGGCGCAACAGCCAGATCAGGTCTTTTATCTCGAATAGAAACTTTACCATTCATCAGCCCAACTCCCAAGAACACGGAGCAAACAGCCTAAGCAAATATTCCATCACCCGCGCGAGGACTTCTTTCAATGCGGAAGCTCTTTTTTTCACAGCTGCAAACTCCCTGTGCCGTAGCCGTCTATCAAGACAAGCCCATGCTCCAAGTAGGGAATGTCTGCACTGTCATACCTGCCGTCTAAATCCAGCAAACTATCTTTGATGTCTTCTACGGTTAGGTCGCGATTGACGTTTTCGCCTCGCCGGTAATCACGGTAGCTGTTCTGCATCACATATTTACGGATTTTAGATTCCAACGTTGGCTCACGGTTAGCTTGCTTGAACTTCCCTTCCATCCGTAGCTTATGATAGAACATTCGTTTCTTTTCTATGTATTTTGCGAGGGTCTTTCGATGAGCCACGCTTATAATTCCCCACTCTAGGCGGAGCAGAATCTATCTTTCTGAAGCGACTGATACAATAGTGTAGGGTTTGGGTTTATAAGGTTATCTGGTGACATGATAACGACCCTTAN